GTTCCCCCTTGTCCGCTTTCGCGCGCGCTGAGGGTCTGAATCTTGCCCCCGCGCGCGCGAGCGTGTAGGCTGACGGCAGGGAGACACCCATGAGCAAGGCGCCGCCGTCATCGCAGAACAGAATACCGAAGGCGAAGCGATCCAAGGGCGAGGCGCAATCAGACGTAGTGCAGCGGCTCATCCGTGAGTGTCAGACCGACGCCAACGACGCGCGCGCCTCGTTCTCGTGGCAGGCGGTCAATGCGTTCTCGCGGCTGGAGCGGCAACTGTGGATCGACCTCGCCGAAGCTCGCAAGCGCGAGGACCAGGAACGAGCCGACGCAGAGCAAGCGGCGCACGCGGCCCGGCCTGACGCCGAGCTACTCGGCTCCATCATCGGCGCGATCCGCTCGATGCCGGCAGACCAGCGAGAACAGATCATGGAAGCGATCGGCGGCCCTGCGCCGTTGCGGGTGGTACGGTCGGCGGCACAGTGATGGTCGCGCTTGGTCGGTGGCTGTTCTATGTGGGTGTCGCGCTCGCCTTTGTCGGCGTGCTGGTGATGGGCGGTACGCCGGCCGCTGCGGCGTGGTCTGACCATCTTAGGGCATGGGCAGACCGATGCGAGCGTGCTGGCCGTGCTGCTAAGTAGTCTCGCCCGCGACCTCGACCTATGGCGCCGCCGTGTGGATGCGGCCCCGTTGCAGCACGTCCGATGGACACCGCCACAGACGGAATGGCTTTCCTCGACCGCTCCCCGGAAGCTACTCCGTGCCGGGAACCAGCTCGGCAAGACGTGGAGCGCCATGGCCGAGGTGATCTTCCGTGCGACAGGCACGCACCCGCACTACCGCACGCACCCGCCGCCGGTAGAAATCTGGGTTGTCTGCACGTCGTGGGCGCAGTCGGTGTCGATCATGAGGAAGTTCTGGGACTTGGTGCCGCATGACGTGATCCGGCCTACCCGCTTCGATCCGCGCAACGGCTTCGGAAAGGACAACCCGGCGGTGGTGTTTCTCAACGGGTCGGTGGTTCGCTTTCGGACCACAAACCAGGGACCGGAGGCGCTGGCGGGCGCGACGATCCACTACGTCGCGATTGACGAGCCCTGCGACGAGGACATCTACCGGGAACTCGACCGGCGCGTGATGCGGAACGCCGGGGCGATTGGGATCACGCTGACGCCGATCAACCGCCCGTGCGACTGGCTGCGCGAGATGGTGGAGGCCGGCAACGTGTCGGAGGTTCACGCCACGCTGACGCCCGACAACCTGACGCCCGCGGGTAGCCTCGGGCCGCTGCGCCTGCTCGATGGCACGCCGATGGATCAAGCGTGGATCGATGAGCAGCGCCGAATAACACCGGCCATGTACGCGCCGGTCGTGCTCGATGGCGAATGGGAGACGAGGCCCGAAGGCATCTTCTACAAATGCTTCGATCGGGCGCGGCATGTATCGGGCGCGGTGCGCCTCGACCCGGCCCGCGGCATCGTGCGCTGGGTGCTCGGCATCGACTACGCCGCGGCCGATCGGCAGTACGGACAGGTAGGCGTGCTGTCGCAGGTGCAAAGCTACCTCGATGACAAGGGGCGCCGGCAGGAACTCGTGTACGCGGTGGATATGGTGGCGATGCCGGGTATCGCCACGTCGGAACAGTTCGCCGCTGAGGTGGTGGGCCTACTCGGCCGCTCGGGCATCCGGTGGAGCGACCTCCATGCGGTCTACGGCGACAACCCCGTTGCCTCGCGATGGGTGGAGAAGAGCAATCTGAACACGTCGCGGGCGGTGGCGCGCGAGCTGTCTATCCCGCTGTCGGCGCTCACACCGCGCATCCTGTCGGCGAAGGACGGCGGCCCATCGGCGGGCGCGATGGATACCGGGTGCCGGTTCATCTACGAGGGGATCGCGAGCAATCGGATCATGCTTCACCCGCGATGCTCGCTGCTCGCCGATGCGTTTGAGCAGTGGGACTACACCAGGGATCACCCGCTAAAGGACTGCGCCGATGCGTTCCGGTACAGCCTGAAGGATTACATCTTCCGGCTTGGCGGGCGTGGTCAGGTGGTGCGATTTCGGTAGGTAGCCCTTGACGCCGAAAGGTGCTACCATCCAGCGGTGCAACTGACCGCGGCCCTCCCTCCCCCGCCGAAGGATACCGAAGAGGTGCAGCGCGTGGAGCACACGCGCCTCCGTCGGAGGCTCCTGTACTCGTGCTACGAGACAGACCTCGACGCCATGATCCGGCGCGCGGTCGGCAACGTGCGCTCCGATGCGTGGAAGCCGCTCGACCTGACGGCGAATCCGTACCTGTCGATCTGGCAACAGACGGCGGTGCTGTACGACTCGGCGCCCGCGGTGGCAGGCTCCGAGGCGGTAGCGGCGGCGCTGGTCGAGGCCGGCGCATGGTCGCTCATGCAGCGCGTGCAGCGCGATACCCTCGGCTTGCGAGAGATGCTGGTACGGGTGGCGGTTGACGCATCCGGGTGTGTGACGATCCGCCCCGTGTTCCCGGACATGGTGCAGGTGGAGGTGGCCCCCGGCGACCCGTCGCGCCCGGTCAAGGTCAAGGAATGGCTACGCGATCCGGAGCTTGGCTGGGTGCGACACGTCTACGACATCGGCAACCCCGCCGCGCCCTACTATGCCGCGTTCACAGCGTCGGGCGAGGACGTGTCAGAGCAGGTGCTCGGCCAGTCGTTCGCGGGCGATGCCTACCCGTTCCGGCTCGCCGACGGCACGCCCATCCTGCCGTGGGTGGTCTACCACGCAGCGCAGACAGCGACGGTGTTCGACCCATACACCATGCGCGAGGTCGTCGAGGGCTCGCTAATGCTCGGCGTGTACCTGACGTTCTTCGGCCATGTGCTGAGGGATAGCTCGTGGCCTCAGCGGTACGTCATTGGCGCGCGGGTGCTCGGCGCCGATGTGGTGGACGGGCAGGGGAACGTGCTCGCCGGTCGTCGCGAGGTGGTCACCGACCCCGCCACGCTCCTGGAAATGGAGCTTGATCCGACATACACGGGCCAGCCGCTCGTCGGGCAGTGGGCGGCGTCGGCCGATCCGGCGAAGATGCTCGAAGCGATCAGCATGTACGAGCGCCGGGTGCTCACGCTCGCGGGAATCCAAGCGCCCGAGGTCACCCGGCAGGATGCCGACATCCGTAGCGGCTACTCGCTCGCGGTGTCTCGCGAACAGGTGCGGACCTTGCAGCGCGTGTACGAGCCGCAGTTCCGACGGGGCGACCTCCAAACGATCGCCATCGTCGCCACGCTGCTCAACCGCGCGACCGGCACGGCCTACCCCGAGTCGCCGGCCGACTACCGGATCACATACACCGGCCTGCCGAAGTCGAGCGCGGAGCGGCTGGGCGAGCTTGCTGAGATCAAGGCGCGCACCGAAGCGGGGCTCGTTGGCCCGGTCACTGCGTACATCGAGCTCAATCCCGGCACGCCGTACCCGGAAGCGTTCTCGGCGGTGGTGAGCGCGCGTCTGGAGCAGAGCGCGGTCAACGAGGCTGTGGCGTCGGCAGGCTCGGCCCCGGAGGCGGCGTCGGCTGGTGGGCCTACGCTGGTGGCAGAGGCTGCCTCCGCATCGGCAGGGACGCCCGTCGTAGAGCTTGACACGTCCGAATGATTCACGAGGGAGACACCATGGCCGAGGCCGATACCGTCGAGAATGGGGCGCCCGGCGCTCCTCCACCGAAGCCGCCCGACATGGTGCCCGCCTCGAGGCTGGCCGAAGTCGCCGCCGAGCGCAACGCTCTCCGTAAGGAGCGCGACGCGCTGAGCGCCGAGGTTGGCAAGTCGGCCGAATGGCGCACGGCCGCCGAGACGCACGCCGCGGAGCTTGCCGCCGAGCGGGCCGCCCGTGCCGAGGAGCGCGACCTGTACCGGGCTGGCCTGCTCGATGAGGAGGCGCACGTCGTCGCCCGCGCGCTCTACTCGGCGATGCCTGCCGAGGGCCGCCCGGCCACGTTGGGCGAATACCTGGGGAGTCTGCGAGCCGAGGGCGCCGCGGTGCCCCGTGCTCTTGCGGGCTACCTCGGCGAGCCTGCCCCGAAGCCGGGGCCGACGACGACGCAGCCGAAGCCGCCAGCGGGCGCGGGCAAGCCTACGCCGTCGGGCGCCTCCGTGACCGCCGAGGCCCTGCGCGCGGCGCGCGAGCACTACCACAAGACGGGCGACCTTGAACCGATGCGCCGCCTCCAAGCCGCGCAGAAAACCCCGAAGGCTTGACGACGGCGCGCGAGTCGCGTACATTCTGACGAGCCATCGGCAAGGGTAAGCCGTCAAACCCGTAGGCAGTTGATCAGACCTCAACCCTACGGACGGATTTACCATGGCCAACGAGATCATCTTCAGCGGTATCGGCGACCTCACCCTCGCCGAGAACCTCAGCAACACCTACATCCTGCTCGCCGCCGAGCGCAGCGCGCTCCAGAACCACCCGGCGCTGTTGTACGTCGGCGACATCGGCGCGGGCGCCCGCTCCAACACCCTGAAGGTGCCGCACGTCGGCCTGATGGGCCACGACCTCCTCGCCTCGACCGGCGACGGATCGGCCGTGGCGAACACCGCGCTGACCGATGGCAGTTCCACCGTAGCGGTGGCTCGCTACTCCAAGAGCTACGAGGCTTCCGACCTCGCCCGCATGACCTCGGGCGGATTGGTTGACGCCTCGGCGATGGCGATGGACGCGATCCTCTCGGGCGCGCTCACCCTCACCTCGCTTGTCGCGAACCTCTGCGACAACTTCAGCACCACCACCGGCACCAGCGGTGTTGATGCGACCGTGGCCAACTTCCTCGACGCGATCACCGCGAACGAGATCGCCCACACCGAAGGGCCGCTGATGGCGATGCTCCACCCGGTCCAGTGGGGCGACATCCGTAAGGATCTCGGGATCAACGCTGGAGGCGCGCTCCAGTTCGCCCCCGCGAGCGCCGAGTTGATCGCCTTCCGCGGCGCCGGATTCCAGGGCACCCTCGCGGGCGTGGACGTGTTCACCAGCACGTTCGTCCCGACGATGAACGCGGGCGCCGACCGCGGCGGCGCGATGTTCGGCAAGGGCGCGATCCTGTGGGCCGATGGCTCCATCCCTGTCGAGGCCGATCCGAACCAGATCGTGATCGCCGGCAAGGTGCTGTTCGAGCGCGTGCGCGCCGGCAAGTCGGGCCTCACCGCCTACGTCTCCCACCGCTACCTCGGTGTGGTGGAAGGCATCGACGGCTTCGGCGTGACCATCTCCACCGACGCCTGAGTTCTCGCAGCCGGGGCCGCGGCGATGGGGGTGACTCCCTCGCCAACCCGGCCCCGGCCCTGTCTGTTTCTGACACCATCACAAGGGAGCCTCCACCATGCCGCCGAAGAAGTCCGCCCCAGCGTTCGTACCCACCGACGCACCCGCGAAGAACGGCGGCAACGCCTTCGTTCCCGATCTCGGCCCGGTCAATCGGCAGGCGCCGGTTACCCGTGTGGACGCTCAGGCCCCTTTCCTGCTCAAAGCGCACCCGGAGCGGTGGACCGTCATGGGCAACCACATCGTGCCGATGTTCGGCCGCATGGTCCTCCAAGCTGGCGTAGGCGGTGTGTCTGCCCGCGCAGGCGGCAAGATCGACGCATCTGACGCACGCAACATGACCGAGGAGCGGGGCTGGACTCTGATCCCCGTGGATGCGATTCCAGACTCGCACGCGACGATGAACGCCGATGGCCAGCTCGTCAAGAGCTACCTGTATCGGCCCGACGGGCGCGAGGATGTGACGATGCTCCGATATACGCGATGTTTCCCTGGCTCCTCGGCGATCGAGGTGGACGAGGCTGGCTTCGTGGAGTTCTGCGACTACCTCCAAGCCGAAGGCTACATCAAGCCGCCCGCGGCCTACGCGCTGGAGAAGCTGCGCGCCCGCATGGAGCGGGAATCCGGCGAGCTTTCCGACCGTGCGCGCGAGCACTCGCAGTTTGCCGAGTCGGCGAAGCGGGCAAAGGAACAGCTCGGCGTGGTCGAGCGCGCCCTGTCGGCCGCTCGTGAGGCGCCATCCACCGGCTCGGCCGTCGTGGTGGACGCATGAGCGGCGCAGGCGAGAAGCCCGGCGCTCGGGAGGCCATGGAGCGTGTACAGAAGCGCCTCGTGGAGAACGGCACACCTTCCAACGAAGCTCAGCGGCTCGCACGGGAATCCCTCCTGCGCGTAGTCGAGCGTGACACCGCTCGCAAGAGGAGTTGATTCTATGGCTTACCGCATCCGTGATTCCGTTTCCGCCCCGTCGTTTCTCTCCGATGAGATCGTAAAGGCCACCGTCGCCGTGGCCAACGCCACCGGGGGCGCGACCGGCGCCGCCCTGACTGTCGTACTTCGGCAGGCCGACAACGTGACCCAGCTCACCAGCGCCCGGCAGGTGCTCGTGATCTGCGGCTCGACGCAGTACGCGCCGTTCCCCGCGTTGGAGGCGTCGGTGACGTTCGGCACCGCGACGACCGGCAGCATCATCGCCAGCGGTGGCGGCTGGGCATTGGTGGAGACGAGCGCGGCCGGTGGGTTCGCCTGCACGGCTACGAATACGCAGGACGAGACGCTCTACTTCTCCGTCGTGAAGCCGGACAGCGTTTCGGACCTTGCCAAGAGCTGCACGGTGCTCGCGAGCAACAGCGACTCGGCCGCCTGGTCGGCGTAAGCCGTGGCCGCCACGCTCTACACCGCCCGCCTGATCGGTCCTGAGATCATCGAGGCCGGGATGGACAACATCGTTACCTGCCCGGTCTACCGGGATGGTGCGCTGGTGTCCCCAACGGTCTACACGCTCTCGGTGTGGAACGCGGCGAACGTCCTCGTAGGCTCGCCGACGGTGTCGGTGGTGGGGAGCGTGGCAACGGCTACGATCACGGCGGCGATGCTCAGCGGGCAGAGCAACGGCGACGGGTGGCGCATGGAGTGGGGGCTTACGCTCTCCTCCGTGGTTCACACGTTCCGACGTGACGCATCGCTGGTGTATCGCCGGCTGTATCCGGTGGTCGCGGATGCGGACCTGTTCCGCCTGCACACGGACCTTACTCGCCGGATGCCGTCCACGGAGACGAGCTATCAGGACTACTTGGATGAGGCGTGGGCCTCGATCGAATCACGGCTCGTGATGTCGGGCAAGCGCCCGTGGCTCATCATGTCGCCGTCGGCGCTCCGGGATGTCCACCTGTTCGGCACGCTCAGCCGCATCTTTCGCGACCTCGCGCAAGGTGGGCCGGGCACGGCTGAATGGGAGCTCGCCGCCGAGTACGATCGTAAGCACGAGGCTGCGTGGTCGGGCATGACGTACCCGCAGGCTGAGCCGGTGAGCGGGCTGGCGGTGGACGCTGCGCGCCGTCGCGCCTCGCAGCCTACGCTCTGGCTGTCGGCGAAGTCGTGAGCACCGTTAGCCAGTTTCTATCGGCGGCTCGCACGCAGCTCTTGACGGCGACGGGTGCGATTTTGTCGGAGGAGACGATCTATACGATTCGCACCTCTGGCCGGTCTCCGCGCCATCTGGAGTTCGCGGTAGGGCGGTCCAGCGAGACGCCGCTACAGGGCCAGCAGAAGCCGGCCGACGGGATGCCCGTGCGATACCCGGTCGAGGTGGTGGCAGCGTACCAACTGCGGCCGAAGGACCGGGCTACCTCGATGGACGACGCCGAGGATTACGCGGCATCGCTTCGCACGAAGATGCTGGCCGGAACGTGGCTATCGGTGCCGGGCGCGATCGTGCTGTACCAGGGCATGACGATCGACGCCGGGGCCGATGGCTGGGTGTGGTTCACGATGACGTTCTCCGTTTCTCAGACTCTCACCATCTCGTAAGGAGCGCCCATGCCTCTCTCCTCCGTCGTCAAGAACTTCCGCAACGGCACCGTCGCCATCGCGGACGCCACCGGCTCCCCGATCACGCTGACCGTTGCCTACGAGTCGGGCGACTTCGCGCTCTCGGGTGTGATGGAAGGGCAGAAGGAGGTAGCGATGTACCTCGACCGGGGCGACTTCGGGAGCCTGCGGTACACCAACTTCACGCCCTGCACCTTCACCTTCACGGCTCAGATGACTGAGATCAGCGACGCCACGAACAAGAACATCCTCGACGCGATCAGCAAGACGGGCGCGTTCTCCGCGGGCGTCTCGACGCTCGGCGCGGGTACGGATGTGCCGTGGACCCTGAACGTCACATGGACGATCGAGGGCACCAACTCGGGCGATGCGTCGGATCACGTCATCGCGATGACAA